CCTCAACGCGCCAGAGCGTCTTGGCGATGACCAGCCCGGGCACCAGGAAGCGGTGGGCGGATTCCGCCACGAGCGGGGCCAGGTCCAGCTGCGTCATCACCTGCCAGTTCAGGAAGCGTTCGGTGATGTCCTGGCGGGCTTCGTCAGTGGCTTCGACCGGGCGCACCAGAATGGGCTGGTCATCCCCCAGCACCGACTCGATGAGCCGCGGCTTCATCGTCTCGACGCCGGTGGGCGTCAAGGGGATGAAGAAGTTTGAGTTGCCACTGAACCCCGCCACCCCATTCCGTCGAACATAGAGGGCATGATTCTTCACCGTCACGCAGAACGCGAAATCACGGTAGTCGATGATCGAGCGTTTCGCGGCATCGACCTTCGCGTAGGCCTTGTGATTGATCGCCACTTCGTACCCAAGCCGCCGCACGATGCCGGGGTTGACCGACCCCCCAATCTTCATGCCGCGCCTATCGCGGACATGCACCGAGGCTCGTTTCCCCGCGAAGAGCGCCAAGACCTGAACATCATCCGCCATCTGTCGAGACGTGGTATAGAGCGTGGTGACATCTGGCCGTCCTCTTCGGCGATGAATGGCGCCATCGCCGAGAATCAACGCATCGAGGAGACGACCGATCAGACGCGCCGAGAGATCGAAGAACATCCGCGGGATGTACTTATTCGCGCAGTTCCCTTGTGCGTGAAGGAGCGTGACGAGCGCCCGCGGCATCGTCTGAATGTGGAGGGTATATCCCGCGCCCCGCGTGAGGGCAGACCACCGAATATCGAGACGATCGAACAAGGCTTCCAGCCGAGCACAGTGCTCGGGATGCGCCGCCCGGCTCTGGCCGATACAGATCGTCCCTTTGACTCCACCCGGCGAGCGCGTGATGGACCAGCCTTCCGCAAGGAACCAGCCGACGAGTTCACAGACATCGCCAGACGGACGGTTGAACAACCTCATGCGATCATCGCCCTGCCACGAGCCCGTGAGTGGAATGCGATAGCCAGTCCGTCCCCACAGAACCTGAGCCTGAAGACGACAGGAGCGGCCGGACCAGGGGCGGACGACCACCATCTCATGTTCGGCCGTGACGAGCATATCGACCGATTTGCTCTTGAAGTGATACATCTGCTCGGCGTAGACCATGGGGGTGGCCTGCACAGGCGCCCATTCAAGATGCCCCGAATCGTCCTGTCGAGTCAGGACACGGTCCCCGATAGAGAGCGCGTCGATTTTCCGCCATCCGTCGATGGCGAGCACTTCGGTATCGCGGCTGAAGGGGCACCCGCGCCAGGGAAACGTCTTGTCCGGCAGGATGCCGTGATACTGGTCATCGTCCAGCGCCCATCGGCGCTCGCGCTCGATGCGATCCGCGAGGCCATTGGCGTGGTCCGCGAGCACCTGCGCGGCGAGATCCAACTCGACCTGGCGGCCGAGGGGCGGGAGGAGCCGCTTCCGCAGCTCGCCCGCGCCGTCCGGGAGGGGCTCGGCGGGCTCGACGGGCGCGAGGGCGAGGTCGATGTCAGCCATTCAGGCCCTCCGGGACATGCGCGATGATGCGACAGCATCCCTCCTCGCACCAGCGCACGATCGGCTCACACCAGCAATCGGAGCCGTGACGTGTGGCGTGGAGGCGCCCCGTCTCGGGCGTCATGTGGATCGTGAACGCCGCGAACGCGGGGCGGACTGGCAATGGCCGGCGATCCCAGGCTTCCTTCATCGCCGCGGGCTCCCATAGCCGTGGTATGTCGGCTCGGCAACGGGGAGATCCATGACCGGCCGGCGATTCCAGCGCACCAGATCGAGCTTCTGGGATACCCCTGTGAGCAGGTAGCGGAGCGCGGCCATCACGTCCGCCCACGGGTGCGTGTCGTCGTCGGGCTCGTTCTTGATCCCGCCGTCCTTCGTCTCGGGGTAGACGTAGCGCCCCAGGAAGGCTTGCGTCAGCGTGGGGCAGGCCGTCCCGTCTACGTAGAGCGTCGGAGTGCCGTCCGTCCGGAGGGCCAGGGTCTGATGGACCAGCGTGCGGCCGTCCTTGCGCGACCAGCCGTGCTCGTAGCGCACGGGGATGCCGAGGCCCGCGAGGATCTCGGTGTCGCGCCGCTCGCTCCGCTCGCTCTCGATGCTCTTCACCTGCTGGCCGGCGGGGTCGCAGAAGTCCTCGAATCCGGCCGCGTGCTGGGGGAACCACTCCCCCGATCGGCGGATCACGGCCTGGGCGAAGTCGGCCGTCGTCTGCCGAGCGCCCACCAGCTCCCGGATGAGGCAGAGGCGGCCCTTGGCGTCGATCTGGGCGAACAGACACACGGGCGCGTGCCAGCCGAAATCCCAGCCGCGGAAGACGACGCGGCGACGGTTCAGGGTCAGCCCACGGACGTGGTAGGCCTCGCTGAACTGCGGGAAGACGCGCGCCCCGTGGCCGGCGTTCCAGTTGCACTCGAACTCGCGCTGGAAATCATTGGCATCCGGATACGCGATACTCTGTGCACGCAACCATTCGATCGCGTGCTCCGCAATGGCGGGGTCCGGGTTCTCCGGGTTCTTCTCGGGATCTGCGCGGTAATTCAAACGCACCGCGGTAATCCCCATGGGATTCTTCGTGACGATGAAGGGCTCCATCAGCGCCGCCACCAAGGCCACCACGGACGCCACCACCGCATCGCCCGATCGGCGGCGCGCGCCTGCTCGAACCGTTGCCCGCGCTGCCAGGCGATCCATGCGTAGTCCCAGAGCGCCGTGGCGATCTCCTCGGGGGTCTTGACGCGCTGGGCGATCCGCATGGTTTCGTTCAGTGAGAGGACGAGCAGCGGCGCCGTGCTCATCTGGATCAGCTCCTCATCCTCGCTCACGCCGCCTGGCTCACCGTGATCGGCGTCCCATGCCACAGGTGAAAGAACATGTTCCCCTCGGCGCCGTTGGGCGTCGAAATCATCACCAACGACGCGCCCTTCTGGACCAGCGGGGCGATGGCGGTGTACGTGCCCTTAGCGTCCTCCAGGAAGGCCATCTCGTCCAGGACGATCATGGACGCCGTCTTGCTCCGGATCTTGTCGGCCCCTCCCGGGAGGGCCTCGATGATCGACCCGTTCGGGTAGATCAGGCGCCCCTCGGTGGCCGTCACGGTCTGGCGCATCCAGTGCGGCAGGTGCTGCTCGATGAACTGGCACCGGCCGGCGAACCCGCCGTCTTGCCCCGATCCCGGCATCGCCACCATCTTGACGGCGTCGGGCCAGTTCTGGGTCTGGTACAGCACCGCCTGGTGGGGCGTGAACCGCGCCCGGAAGACCATGGCGGCGCAGGCCGCCCAGGACACCAGCATCTGCCGCGACTTGACGATGGCGAGGCGCTGCTCCGTCGTCAGCAGCGTCATCAGCCGGCGCATGTAGTCCAGATGGATCGGGAAGGGTTTCACGGGATGCTCGGGGTCGGCCTCATCGCGGGTGACGACGAACCGAAGCCACTGCTGAATGTCCGCGGCGCACTGCTGGAGCACCTGGCCGCTGATGCCGGCCATGGCGATCTCAGCGTCCGCCCGGCACATCCACGGCAGCGACGCCCGCACGCGCCCGAGGGTCTCGGCATCCACGAAGGGGGTCATTCCGGCCGCCCCTCGAGCAGCGTCAGCAACTCCTCCAGCTGCCGCTTGGGGTCCGTCCCGTTCTGCTGATTCATCTGGTTCTGGATCTGGATCGTCGTCGTCGACGGCTTCAGCTCCCCGCTGGCCGAGGCCGCCACCCGCTCGAGGTCCAGCACCGTCTTCGCCAGATCCTTCACGAGCCCCACGCTCTCGTCATCCACCCGATCGACCGCGTGCCCCATCCGCCGGAAGAGCCGTGGCGTCATGTCGGCCGTGCGCTCCATGGTCTGCACCCGATGCGCCTCCCGGAACGTGCTCAACAGTTTCTGCACGTCGGGCCGGTTCACCAAGGCCCGCGCCCGCTGGTAACTGAACTCCAGCGCCGTGGCGACCTCCTTGATGTCCACGCCGCGCGCGCGCAGCATCGCCGCGATCCGGGCGTCCCCGGGCTGTTCCCGCCGGGTCCCATCCTTCAACCGCCCCCGGTTCGCCCGCCGCGCCGCCAACCGCGCCTGTCGGTCCTCCGGCGTCTGCCCCGTCGAGGCCATCAGCCCCCATTCCTCTTCCCGATAGCTCCCATCGTCTTCTCCGATACCACCCGCCCTCCCCTCAGTCAAGCAAAACCGTCACCTGGGAACCATGTTCCCACGCTGACAGTGACAGCGGGGGTCACACGGGGAAGGCCGATGGAACCAGATCGGGCCGGGGTGGGGACTACGAAGGGGCTACCGAACGAAGAACATCAGGGCGGCAGGCCGAGCCGCGCCTGCGCGCCGTGCCAGCACTCGTCGACCTCGTCCGCCGGCATCACGCACCCGGCCATGGCGCGGAATCCGGCCTCGTCACCACGCTTCACCAGCTCCAGCAACTCCTCCGTCACGTTATCCGCCTGTTCATCCGGCCAGCGCCACGGCCTCACTGCAGACGGGTTCTCCCACCGCAGCACCGTCTCTCCCGCCAGACGACCAACGTTCGGCAGGAACCAAGCATCCGGATCGGTGAGGTGATGCTCCACTATCACAACAGGCGCGACCCCGCGGATCGCATCCTCCGTCTCCCACACCTGCCGACGATACTGCTCGTACGCCTCCTGCACGGCCTCACGTGTGAGCAGAGATACCCCATTGCCCCTGGCCCAGTCGGTGAAACCGCAGAAAGGATGGCGTGGCTCTCTCCGCGATGGCACCAGCCCCTCCGCGCTCAGAAGAGTTCCAGAGTGGAGGCGGGCCACCTCCGCTCTCCCCATGAACTCCGCGAAGGAGCCCAGCATAGCCGCCGGAAGCAGCCCCATGCGCTCCGCCGCGTGCACGACAGACCCCCTCCACGCCTCCACCACTTCGTCCTCTGGCATCGTCTCCCCCTCCTCCCACACGGAAGAAACGCTCGCTGACCGGATTCGATACCGGCTCTGCCGCCTTCTCTGCATCCCTGAAACCTCGACGCTGACACGTCGAACCAAGGACCCCGGAATCGAACCGGGCGCCCAACCTATCAGGGTTGTGCGTGTCCTTCCACGCCGCAGCGAGCACCTTCTTCTACCACATCGACCAGGACCACGGAAGCGAGAACTGGGGGGTGCTGGCTACGTAGTGGCGAGCGCCCCCGCCCCACCCGCGGCCTGCCCGGGGGGGGGGG